GTACCGATAACAACATGATGGTCTATAAAGAAACAGGTGCATCATGGATTAAGACTTCTGCTTCAGGTGGTGTTTCTTTAGTGATGCATAAAGCAGTTGCTTCTGGTACACCTACTTCTTTTGCGGCTAGTGACTTCACTCCCACATTAAGCTACGAAGTTAATAATATAGTTGTATGGCTCAATGGAGTTAAGTTAGATTCAACTGACTTTACTGCTACTACAGGAACTACAATAACAGGTTTAGCAGCTTTAGCAGCTTCAGACGAATTGGTTGTCTTGGCATTCAAAACCTTTGAGGTTGGAGATGCAGTTAGTGCGGCTTCAGGTGGTACATTTGGAGGTGCAGTTACATGTTCAGCAGGATTAGTAGCTAATACCGCAGATATTAATGCAGGTACATTCGATGGAATAGTTGGAGGTACAACTCCAGCCGCAGGAACCTTCACCACTTGTGATGCAACTACAGACTTCACCATTGGTGGAACAGTCATTACGAATAACACAATCACAGATGATGGAACATTAACCATTACTGCAACTACAGGTATCACTCTAGGTCAGGATACAGCATTGTCTGCTGGTAAGGATTTGGAAACATCAACAACAGGAAAGATAAAAATGAAAGGCAGTTTTATGCAATCAAGTACACATCAAGCAATGGTTTTAGGAGGATAATATGACAATACCAAGTGGATCAGGTAGTGAGGTATTACGAAATGCTTCTATTAGTGTTAATAATAATAATACCGCTAAAGTCGATTTTGGTGGCACTACAGGTACAGGATCAGTAAGAACTTCTGGAAATACTTCTGGAGTTGTGGCAGTACCAACAGATGTAATTATTACTGTATTAAATATAACAGTTCATGGGAGATCGGGTACTGGTGTTATACAGTGTGATATTAATTGGCAAGGATCAACTGATATACGAATTTTTAATGAACAATCATTAGCTCCTAATCAGACATATGTCTATTCTGATAAAATAATACTTAGAGAAGGAGATGGTCTTAAATTGTATAATTCAGCCGCTAGTTGTGATTGGACAATAAACTTTATCTACCAAGACTGGAGCTAGGAGAAACCATGAGTGGAATAATAGGCGTAAGCCCAGATATGAGAAGTGGGATTGTTGGGAAGTATCCTGACGGTCATCAACTTCAATGCAAAATGACCGAAAATGGAGGTTATTCTCTTATAGAAGGCACTATTCCGAGTGATGATACTGTTCCTCAAAATTCTGAAGGAACGGAAATTATGACTCAAGCTATTACTGCAAGTTCTGTAACTAATACTTTTTTAGTAATGGCTACAGTAAGCGGATCACCGGGAGCAAATGATACTTTTACTATGGCTTTATTCAAGGATTCTGATGCAGGTGCAGTAGCAACTGCTGCAACTGGGCCAATAGATACGAGAACAGGGCCACTGACTTTAATGTATAATATGACAACTGGATCAATTTCTGAAGTTACTTTCAAAATTCGTGGTGGTTGTACTTGGACTACTTGGAGACTAAACTCAAATACAACTTCAAGAGTCTATAGTGGAACTATTGCAACCACTTTAACAATTTATGAGATAGTCGGGTCAATATGATGAGATTACAAGCTATTGTTAATTTATATTCTGAAGTTGCCCACGCTAAAGAAGATGGTGCGTATGACAAACATGGGAATCTTGTTGAGATAGATGAGTCAAAGGTAACAGTTGAGACAAATAGATTCCAAGACGAATACGATGCTCTCCAATTTCAGAGAGACAGGCAGTATCCCTCAATAGGTGACCAATTAGATCAACAATACTGGGATCAGGTAAATGGCACTACCACATGGAAAGATGCAGTTGCAAAAGTTAAATCAGATAATCCAAAGGAGTAACCCATGAGCAGAGCAAGAATCCTAGCAGACTACGTTAGTTCAGGTGATGAGTTAGCATTGAAAGCACCATTGGCTAGTCCAGCATTTACTGGTACACCAACTGGGATAACTGGTACTCATATAACAAGTGGAACATTAGGTAATACTGTTCAGGATAACATCACAAGACTTGGAACTGTGACAGTAGGAGACATTAGTCATGCAGATATTGTTTATCCTGCTGGTCATATTATAGGTTCAAATAAGGGACATTATGAGTGGGTAGGAGATGTTGAAGTAGATGACACATCTGAAGCATTTGGGGTGACATTACCACTTACATTAAAAAAGGCAAATGCAAAAGTTTATGCTTCATATAATGTGGATGGAGTATTGCATAATGGTGAAAATTTATGGTTCAATGTTGCTTATAAATCAAGCTCCTTTAGTTCTGGGAGTGGTAATGATAGTCATGGTGGGGCAGATTTAAACCAGTTGGGAGCTGGTAGTAACGGAGCAGGTCAATATTTCAGGACAGTGACTTATAATCAATATGCAGCTTATCATATACACCAATGGAATTCTCATGCTTTAGGTAATTCAGCAGGAGATACATATTATTTTGCTCCTGTAGCCAAAAGTGGGAGTGGAAATATGCAAGTAAATAATGCAGGAGCTTATGGCTCACTTACATTTATGATATGGGAGATAGGATGACACTTATAATTGATCCAATGCACTATTTAAGAAAAGAAAGAAATTTCTTACTTATGGATACAGAAAGAGATGGTAGGGGACTACCAGATAGAGCTTTTACTGAAGCAGAATTAACTTATAGACAAGAGTTAAGAGACTTACCTTCAACTGCTGATCCTAAATGGACTTCAGAAGATGGATTAACAAACGTAACGTGGCCTACTAAACCAGCGGATGAATAAAAGAGCCGCAGTAAAACTTAAATATCCTAAACCTTGAAAATTAGAAGTTCAAGTACGAAATTGCAATGAATGAAACTACACAGGTCACTACTAGGCGGAGGTGGTAATGCTTTGGAGAACAGGAAGCTCCTCAATTTCTGGGCACGTTTTGCCATATCAATTGCCAATGCGTTTACGTTTCTTGTTCTACTGTATCTACTGTTCTATTCGGAGGTTAAAGAATCGAGCCGTGACTTGGTTAATATCCTCTGTGGTGCATATGTGGCAGTGCTTGCCAAAAGCACAGACTATTGGTTTCGTGAGAAGAAGGATCATGAGCATGAAGAGGAAATGGAAGCAAGCAAGGGAAGATATAAGTTAAAGAAAGGAGAAAATGTATGAGTTTATTTAAGAAGTTCTGGAACTTTCTAAACAAGCCTGATCCATCAGACCAAGAGAGGATAGATAAGTGGCACAAAGAGGTTGATGAAGCTGATAGGTTGAAAGAGTTACATCGTAAGGCTCGAAAACAAAGCAAGAACACGGCACCTCCTGATGTGGCCGAAAGATCAATTAGGAAAGCTAAAGATATAATTAAGAAAAATAAAAATAAAACCTTAAGTAATGGCTAATAATTCAATACAAGCGGTTACTGAACACACGCTTGTCAAAACATTTACTCCACTTATTGTTGCGGCCTTACTTGCGATAGTTGGCTGGTTATTCTCAACAGTTATGGATGTTGAGAAGATAGCTCTTGAAAATTCTACTCATATTAAGCATCTTCATATGGCAGAGGATGCATTTACCGAACAAATGAAAAATGTAGAAGCAACATTAACTGATCTTAGGATTAGTGTTGGCTCAAGGGAAAGAGATCGTAGAGATAGATTTGAAAATTAATGAGATATTTTATACTCATCATTGCTTTAGTATTGATAGGGTGTAGTATTAAGGAGGTAGGATCAAAGCAGGGTCTATTTGGTCATTGGAGATATAAAGGCTCTAGTACATTCCCACAAGTTTTCCAATGTGTGGAAACATTCAAGCCACATAAAAATACAGAATGTGAATAAGGAGTGTTAATGGATTTAAAACAATCATTAAATGACGTTGCAAGAGAAAGAGCAATGAACGAGCAAACTAAAGAATTAGAAGAAGATGAATCAGTTACAATAGAATTCAATCCTGAAGTTGATGATGTTAAATTTTGGATTCAAAGAGAATTACAATATTCTGAGGGTTATATATCTAGTAATCCAGAAATAAGAAGACTTCAAATTGAATGGTCATTGAAACTTCTTCAAATTAACGAACTTCAAGAAATATCTGTTGAATTAGAGAATGTAAATGAGAATTTACGTAATTTAAACATGACTTGTAAATATGGAGTAAACTAATGCCATTTATCATTGCAGGAGTAGTAAAAAGTATGGCTTTCAGTATGTTAGGAAATTCTGGCATAATTGAGAAGGTCATAATTTTATTATTAGAAAATTTGGCGAAGAAAACTGATTCTGATGTCGATGATAAATTAGTTGCTTTGCTGAAAGAATCACTAGATAAGTCGAACAAGTAGTTCGATTAACTTATCCCATGTGGATTGGTACTAGACGACAATTCAATGGGCTATGTATAGGAGGAATAGCTATGATGTTGACTAAGAATTTCAGTACAAATGAAATGATGTGCCATTGC